ACTTTAATGTCTCTAGACCAATACCAGTGGAACCCTAATGAAAACCTGTTAACAGAAAAACCTGTTCACAATATGGCGTCCCACATGGCTGATGCATTACGCTACGCGTTATACACCTTTGTAGCTTCAGACATCACGTTCTAGTATCACCACATAAAAAATAGCTCTTGACTTTTTTGCTCTAATTTGATATAATTCCCCATATAGAGTGAAATTTTAAGAAATCAACTAATGAGTGAACTTAAACGCGACAAGATTAAATACATAAGAGACCGAGCAAAGTCAGCTTATGTAAAGGATGAGGAATGTTACATTTGTGGCGGAGTCGAGAATTTAGACTTCCATCATTTCTTCAGTGTAACGGAACTTCTTGATAAGTGGATTAAAGAAAAGAAACTAGTTATTTCGACTGCAGAAGATATGATGGAAATGAGGGATGAGTTTATTGAGGCTCATCATAAAGAAATTTATGAGGACACGGTTACTCTCTGTCACAAACATCATTTAAAACTACATTCGATTTATGGTAAGAAACCTTCTTTAGTCACTGGACCTAAACAGAAACGTTGGGTAGATAAAAGAAGAGATAAGGAATATGGGAATAATTAAAGATTTGGTTCAGAAATTGAACCCTGTGCAGCCACAAATAGCTGCATCAGAAGGCAGTCAAGGACAACTAACTCCTTCAATGCCTTACGAGAAAGCATACGAGAGATTAGAGTGTGTTAATCGTGGCGTAAACATGGTTGTAGACGCTGCTTCTCAAATTAATATTGATGTAGGAAATAAAGAGGCTTTCCCTGGTGTAGCTACTATTAGGCATAAAAAACTAGTTAGCTTACTAAACAGAAGCCCTAATCCATATCAGACTGCAGATTCTTTTAGACGCAATATTTTCTTAGATTTAATGATGGATGGAAATGCGTTTATGTACTTTGATGGAGCGAACTTGTTCCATTTACCTGCAGAGAATGTTGTTATTCATCCGGATAAGAAAACATTCGTAAGAGGCTATGAGTATAATGGTAAGCAGTTTAAACCTAATGAGATTATTCATATTCAGGATAACTCAGCAGATTCAATTTATAGAGGAAAGTCTAGGTTACGTTCAGCAAAAGACTCTATAAACTTACTATACAATATGAAAGATTTTCAGTCTAATTTCTTTAAGAATGGGGCTGTACCAGGACTAGTATTAAAGAGTCCCAACACTTTAAGTGTTAAAGTAAAAGAAAGATTAATAAATTCTTGGTCTCAGAAGTATAATCCTAAAAGCGGAGGTCGCAGACCTTTAGTTTTAGATGGCGGTTTAGATATAGATAGCCTTTCAAATGTAGACTTCAAGAAACTAGATTTTGAGGACTCAGTAACTAATTTAGAACATTCAATTCTTAAAGTTATCGGAGTTCCACCAATTTTAATGGATGGTGGGAATAATGCAAATATTAGACCTAACCAGAAATTGATGTATCAAGAAACCGTTCTCCCTTTAGTACGAAAGTTAATTGGAGGGTTGGAACGTTATTTTGGTTATGACCTTGCAGCGGCACTAGAAGAACTCTCGCCTTTACAGCCAGAGTTAGATGATAAAGCAAAATATTACAGCACTTTAGTTAATGGGGGAATTTTAACTCCTAATGAGGCTAGAGATGCATTAAGATTAGAAACTATAGAAGGTCATGATGATATACGCATTCCGGCAAATATTGCAGGAAGCGCAGGCAACCCTTCTGAGGGCGGAAGACCTCAGGGAAACGAGGAAAATGATGAATAAAAAGTTTGAACTTAACTCATTATTTGATGTTGTAGAGAAGGACGCTAAGTCTGATGTACTTACAATCAAAGGTTACGCAAATACTGTTTCCAAAGACCGCACTGGCGATGTAATCGTTAAAGAAGCTTGGGAAAAGGGTGGTATGGATGATTATCTAAAAAACCCTATTATCCTTGCTTTCCATGACTATTCACGTCCAGTAGGTACCACTGTTGATTACAATGTAACTGACAAGGGACTGGAAATCGTTGCAGAAATTAGTAAAGCTGCAGGTGAAGTATATAACCTAATCAAAGATGGTGTTTTAAAAACATTTAGCGTCGGGTTTAGCATTAAAGATGCAGACTACGAAAAAGAAGATGACACATTCTACATTAAAGATTTATCTTTATATGAAATTAGTGTAGTGTCTGTTCCCGCTAATCAAGATTCGACTTTCTCTTTAGCAAAATCATTTACAGATGTTGATGAGTATAACTCATTTAAAAAGGCATTTGATAAAGTTGTTGAAGAAAAAGAAGATGTACAAAGTATTGAGAAGGAACCTTCTCAGGATAATATTCTTAAGGAAATTAATATGGATAAGAAAGAACTACAGGAAATGATGGCTAAAACAGCTGATGGTGCAGTTGAGTCATACAAGACTGAAGTTGCTGAGAAGGAAGCTCAAGCTACAGCAGAAGCTAAATTAAAGGCAATCGAAGTTGGTAAAACTCAAGCAGAAAAGACTGCTGAAGCTTTAGAAACTAAAATTAAAGAAGACGGCGATAACTATTCTAAGGCAATCGCTGAAATGTCAGATGAGCTTAAAGCTGCTAAAGACGAAATGGCTGCTATGCAGAAGTCTAAGATGCAATTCTCAGAAGTTGGCTCAGATGCTCCAACTGAAGATGAATTAACTTCTATGTTTGTTACAGCTAAGGCTCTAAACAAAGACATTAAAGACTTAGATTCAGCTAAATCAATTATTGAGAAATCTACTCGTTTCTCTGACACTGACTGGGAAACTACTTGGAACGGTATGGTAATGGATCAAATCCAAAACCGTGTTGTTGTTGAGAACGTATTCAACACTATGCAGATGAATGCTCGTGTAATGAACTTCCCTTCAAACCCAGATACTGGTAAAGATGCTACTTGGGTTGATGGTTCTACTTTCAACGATGGTAACAACGTTGGTACAGCTTTCAATGATGCGTCTTCAGGTACTACTAAGAAGCATGCACTTTCAGAAGTTACATTGACTGCTCATAAACTAGCTACTCGTGAGTACATTGGTTATGAAGAAGAAGAAGATGCAATCGTTCCAATCGCTAACCTAGTTCGTGATGCTATCGTTCGTAGAATGGCTCGTACTTCAGATGCTTCAATCTTAGGTACTGGTGTTACAGCTCCATTTACTGAGCTAGAAGAGAATGCTGGTGGTAACGCTTCAAACAACGTTGCAACAGCTAACTCATCTACTCTAATTACAACTGCTAATCTATTAACAGCTCGTTCTAACATGGGTATCTGGGGTCATAACCCTTCAGACCTAGTTATCTTTATGCATCAAGATGCATACTATGGTATCATGGATGAGACTTCATTAGTAACAGTTGATAAGTATGGCCCACAGGCTACAATCCTAACTGGTGAAGTAGGACGTGTTTACGGTATGCCAATCGTTGTTTCTGATGCTTTCGAAGCAGCAGGTTCAGACGAAGCTCAGGCTATCATCGTTAACCCAGCTAACTATGTATTAGGTAACTACAGAAACTTAACTATTGAGACTGCGCGTGACGTAGTTGCACAACAGAGAGCTTTAGTTGCTACACGTAGATTCGGTTTCGTAGCTAAAGAGTCTGGTGCAGCTGGTAAAGCTTCAATGGCTCTTCTTACATACGGCGGCTAATTATAGTTAACTTATGTAATAGTTAATATAAAATCGCTTCGCCTTGGCGAGGCGGTTTTTATAAGTGTATTAGGGATTTTAAATGGCAGATTTAGTTACAGTATCAGCATACAAAGCATACGCAGGAATTAGTAGTTCTACGAGAGATGCTGAAATCAATGCCCTAAGAGGACAAGTTAGTGCACTTATAAAAACCTATTGTGATCGTACTTTTATTGATTACTACTCTACAGCAAAAACAGAGTATTTCGATATTGACGATTACACTAAAAAGATATTTCCGAGTGAATTACCATTAGTAGATATAGTGGCAGTTTACGAAAGAAACAATGGCTCAACGGAGAAAAGCGACGTTGAGACTAATTTCGCAGATGAGAATAACTATCATCTCTTAGAATCTGGAACACCTCAATGTTCTCTTTCTACACAAAGCACAGAAACTACTTGTATTAATAATGACACTTTCTCAGGGTCAGGAACAAACGATCTAACTATCACTGGTTACAACGCAAATACGTCGTCAGGTGAAGTAGGGCGCAGTTACAAAGTACAAATAGACAGCGCAGGAACGCCAGATACTTTTAAATGGTCTAGGAATGGCGGTACTACATGGAAAGCAACAGGAGTTGAAATAACAGGTTCTAGTCAACAACTAGAGGGAGACATTTATGTAACCTTTGGAGCTACAACTGGACATACGAGCGGGGACAGCTGGACTTTCACCGCAGAGAGATGGACAGGACATTGTAGCAACACAAATTATACTACGCAAGCTACTTGCGAAGCTGCAGGCGAGTTTTGGACTGCTGATAGAGAGTATGAAAAGGACTCTGCTAATCAGTATATAGAAAAAGCTAATGCAGATTTTCTTAGCGGCTCACGTGCTGTTAAAGTAGTATATAAAGGTGGATTTTCCTCTACTCCTTCCGACTTACAGTTGGCAGCATTTGATTTGATTACTTATTATTTAAAGAAAGAATCAACTCCTAAAAAACAGATACCAGGAATGGCATCTCAAGACAATGTTGTTAATGTATTACCTTCGGACTTTCCTCCACATATAAAACGTATTCTGGAATTATACAGGAATATAGATTAGTGAGTAATAAAAATATAAGGTCTGTTCTTTTACCTTTAGAAGAAGCCTTACGATTAACCACTGAAAGGTGGCGAGAAGAAGAACTAAACCCTCAAGTACAATTAGTATTTTTAGCGAACCCTATATTAAAGAATGCAGGGGTACCGAAGAATAAGTGGAACGAGTTTAGAAGGTTTGCTTTTTCTTGGGCACAAAAATACGCTAAAAATCCACATAATACTTCATGGACAAAATCAGAGAATATTATAGCTCTAGATAATTATATTCAAGCTGGTAGCTTTTTCGCTTCAGCTAAACGTGAAGGGTACTTGGCAAAGGGTGGAAAAATTGATAGAGGGCACGTTACTGCTGTAGTAAAAGAACAATTGGAAGAAGCAACTGAAGCCTCTGTTCAAGAGTTACAGTTTTTAGGAGCTCCACAAGCAGTTATAAGTAAGTTTACTAGAGTAGTACAAGCTAAACTGAATAAAGTAAAACCTCCTACAATTCGTTATAACTTTGAAAGAAAAGTTAGCGAAGCTAGAGTAGAAGGAGGTTTTGAGTTTGTATCTATATTCCCAGAACCTTCAAAAGATAATAGAAGTAAGGGATGGGAAAAGAAATTAAAGCCAGAACTTACAAAAGTAGTAGAAAAGTTTGTTAGAGAAAATATAGATAAAATACCTGAAATGAAAGGGTCTAAATCTATTATGCAAGCAACAGATGAAATGCTAACTCAATCTCTTAAAGGTAAAAAAGGCTATAGGTATAATAAGACAACTTCTGGTACTATTAAGCCAAAACTTAAAAAGAGTACAGCAAAACAATCTGGAACGGCACAATTTCCTAAACTTAGAGATGCTAAAGGTAGATTTACTTCTCCTATTGCATTAATGAATTTGATTAATGCTAGATTACATGATGTAGTTCAACAGAATATGGGAAACCCCGCTTTAGTATATAGATCTGGTAGATTCGCTAAATCGGTTAAAGTAACTAATATATCTCAAACTAGACAAGGACAACTGACTGCTTTTTATACTTATATGAAGTCTCCTTATCAGACATTTGAAAGAGGGTATGCACAAGGTTCTGTAAAGAGAGACCCAAGACAGCTACTTAGTAAGTCGATCAGAGAAGCAGCTGTACAAATTATAGGATCTCGCTATGAGATTAGGACTAGGAGACAATAATGGCATGTAAAGCAAGAAGTTCAATTACTGATGCAATGATTACAAAACTAAAGGTTATTGATGGCTCAGGTAGTTGGAATATTGATTTAG